GATTGTTATATTGAGCCATATGAATTCAAATTCCTCCTGATAATTATTCCGTTACCTAGCATAGCAGAAAATGGGGGATCTTACAAGTTTATCCGGTAAATTGTAATAATTTAATTTATTCTTACGAAATGCCGTGTTTATGCGTGTTTGAGTGGTATCACTTTTTCGTTTGACTGCATTTTGACTGCATTGTAGTAATCTTCAAGCTTGTCAACCTGAACATCTGCAAAACCGAAGTGAGTATAGGTGTCAAGCGTGGTCTTAATATCGTCATGTCCTAAAAGATACTGGGCTTGCTTAATGTCTATTCCCGATTTGTACAAGTCACTGGCGTAAGTGTGCCGGAACATGTGCAGAGTGATATCATCTGCAAGGGGGGCATCAGACACCGCCTGCAGCTTTTTTAAGATTTTCCCCCATCGAAAATCCATCGTTCCACCAGATATGTATCCACCATTCCGGGACGTGAAAAGGATCCCAGTCTTTTCCCTACTATATTTGGAGAGGATATCGAGCAGAAAGGAGGGGATAGGTACTTGACGTTTCCCGGCAGCTGTTTTTGTGTACTCTTGCAAACAAGATTCCCGCCTTTTGCTGGAGACCAGTGATTTTGTGATATTGATCTTTTTCTTTTTGAGATCTATATCACTTACGTTCAGGGCTAAAGCCTCATTCTTTCGCAGCCCGGTGTACAGGAGCAGATTAACAAAACAAAGTTCAAAGCTATCCAGTTCGGCATTGATGAATAGCTGCCGCTCTTCTGCAGTAAATGGCCGTTTAACCCTCTTTTGGACATTTTTTATCCTCTTCATGCCAAGTGTAATATCCCTTGTTATGATATCTTTCTGCACAGCATAGCGAACGATTGCCCTAATTCGGGATAGACAAAGGTTGTATTGTACCAGTTTGCCGGACTTTAACATGGAAGCTCGAAATGCTTCGATATGGCTTTGTCTTAAACTCCTCATTTTTATCTCTCCGATATGGGAATTAATCGTGCTCAGTTGACCTTTAATTGTAGTAATGGACTGATCTCTTATGCTCCCGATTTTTTCATTTGTAAGCCATAATTCGGAAAGTTCCCGGAATGTTGTATTGTCCTCTTGTAAGATAATCCCTTTTTCTTTTAAACTCATAAAATCCCGGTAGTTTTTATCCAATTCTTTTATAGTATCTCCGTATAGGGTTTTTCGAATAGGTTTTCCGTTTTTTAATCCGATTGTTACTTGTTTTGAATATCGGCCGTCTTTTCTTTTTTTAGGCATGCTTATTGCTCCTTTCTTTGGTTGTGATTGTTTTTGGGCATAAAAAATACGCCCCTTGTCAGGACGGTCCGAAAATGATATAATTCACTTGTCTAAGGTGATATATCTTTCCGGAAGCCCGGTAAGAGAATCTATGTGAAAAGCTCTGGGAGTTCGTAGCTCCTGGGGCTTTTTACATTTTTATATTATTTAAGATTCAAAACCGCAGTTGCAGTTTTTTTATCTGCACCCCAGTTCCACAAATCGCTCAGGGCAAGAGTGATGGCACTTGTGTCAGATATTTTAAAAGATTCTGCAACATTAAGGGTTATCCCGGGCATAATGCTTTTATAATGATTATTTATGTCCGCATTGTTATCTGCCGATGAGATAGTGGCCCTGTCACATTCAATCCCATTTTGATATGCTTCTATATATGCTCCGCTTGCCATTGCACTTTGAGCTTTATCAGATTTATTTGTGAAATTGTAGTACACAATTACGCAGGGATTTCCTTCGTAATCGGTGGAAAGCTCATGCTTCGTGTATGTTACATGACAATCGTCCAAATCAAAATCAAAAAGCGGTGCTTGAACCAGTGCTCCATCGGCTCCAACCTGTTTTCCGTCAGGAGTAGATGTATTAGTTAAGATGTAGCCTGATTCGTTAAAATAGTATTGTTTACCATTTATGTCTTGCCAACTGTTTACCGAATAGCTTCCATCATCGTTTTGATACCACCACCCATTAGCGTCCTGTTTCCATTCTCCAGCAAGAGCCACGGTACTCATCATCGCCGATAATGCAATGGAAGTGATTAATATCTTTGTTTTTCTCATACACATTCCCTCATTTCTTTATTTTTTTATTAAAAAGCCAATGGCTGATTAATCTTCATTTGTAATAGCTTATTCATCAAAGAAAGCATCATCGTGCTTTCTCATTTCTTCAGTTACTTTTATATCTGTACGTTCGTGAGCTGCCTGTGGCATTAGATAACTTCTATCTTTTTCAAACTGGCTACCTGAATAAATATTTTTACTTTGTAAGTGCTTTACAAGACGCTCTTTTACAAGACGTTCCTGCTTAATTTCATTTTCCTGTAATGTCAACAGCTCAGAATCTATAATGGCTCTTGCATAAGTATCAATTCTATCTTTGAGGCTGTCCAGCGTATCAGACCCTAATCTTACAGTACTATTGCCAAAACGAATAGTAGGCTCATGCTCTGTATCATCCCTACTAACACAATACCCTAAACTCTCTAGGTATTTGAAAAAGGTGGTTTCTGATGAGAGAAGTAAATCGGCAGTAATCTTACCCTTCTTTTGAAGAGTGTTGTATCTGGCTATTAAATCGTAATCGTAAAAACCTATTACCGTTTGATTGTGTGAATTTTTTATAAGAAAATAATCATCATCATAGTTATCGCAGAAAAGGGTATAACCACCACTTTTTAGTATATCTTCTATATCTTCGAATATGGCATCGCGCTTTAATAGTTCAGGATCTTCATAATCATTGCGCTCCATTGGTACATCGTATCCCATGAGCCATGTTTCGGACACTCCTAATGCCAAAGCTAGTACAGTAAGTTTTTCTTGACCCGGAGATACCTTTCCTGAAACATATTGTGACAGATCATTCCTACCCATTTTTATTCCGTATTGCTTACAGTAAGGCTCTGCTCGTTTTAATATATCAACCTGCCTCAATTCATAACGTTTCATCACCTGGTTAAGGCGGTCCGCAGTGGTTGCTTTCATAATCGATCTTCCTTTCTTGCAATAGTGTAATTATAGCACGTGTTGAACAAAAGTTCAAGAGAAAAATTCAATTAAGTTGAACAAAAATTATTGACAAAGAGAATAGGCAATGCTAAGATTAAAATGTTCAAATTAATTGAACGAAAGAAAGGAGGTATTTGTATTGGCCTATGATTATAGTAAGCTTAAAGGAAGGATAACTGAATATTTTGGAAAGCAACAGTCATTTGCGGCTGCAATGGGATGGTCCGAAAGAACTTGCTCTTTGAAGTTAAGTAATCAAGTTTTTTGGAAACAACCGGAAATAACAAAAGCATCTCAATTATTAAAAATTAATAAAAGTGAAATGCAACAATATTTTTTTAATGACATAGTTCAATATAATTGAACATTATAAAGGAGAGTATATGAAAACGGAAATATGGAATGGATATTCCATCCGCTTCGTAGAAAATGATGGTGAGTGGTGGGCGGTAGCAAAAGATGTAGCAGAAGCACTGGGATATGCTGAAACACGCAATATGACAAAACTTGTATCAAAAAAATATCTCATGTCGTCCGTTTTGGACGGTATGAATGCCAAAAGCACCTTAATATGTGAGTTTGGTATTTACAAAGCTATTTTTGGTAGCCACAAGTCAGAAGCGGAAGATTTTCAAGAGTGGGTATTCAATGTTTTAAAACTTCTTCGTCAGTCCACCGGCCTTGAGGGTTTTCAGATATTCCGAATGTTGGACAAGGATCATCAGAAAGAAGCCATGGCAAAGCTTAAGAAGGACTTGAAAGAACCAGGAAGACCCGATTTTATTAAGGCAAACACCATAGCAAACAAAGCAGTGTCAACCAAGTACGGTTATCTCAAGATGGTTAAAAAGGGAGATATGTCACCAGAAATGCTTGTGGACCGTCAGGAGCTACTCGACAGTACCGTGGTGCTTATGGGGATTAAAGAAAAATTCAGCCTTGACCTGTCTGTGAGTGAAGAGGTTTATAAATTGGCTTGTGGACAGAAAGCAGATCAGACGGCATAACAGCGCATTAACATGTAAGTCTTGCCGATACCGCAACCACTGCCCTAATTGCAGTAGATGGTATCCATGGAAAGATTATGAAAGGAGGGCGAGTAATGTTGGACAAGCAATTTCTAACAATCAAGGACTGCGTAGAACGTCACGGGATAAGTCATAACACGATAGAGGCCTTGTTTAAAAGAAAAGGATCACCGGCGATCCGTGTCGGTCGCAAGTGGCAGGTGGATATTGAGAAGTGGGATCAATATCTGCTTAAGTTGGCGGATGCAGATAAAGGATAAGGAAAGGAGAACGTGTGAGGTACTATGACAAATTAGACGATTACACCGATACCCGTCCGTCGAAGTTGATGGAGTTTACAAAACGGATCGCGCCGGCAGTGATCTTCATCGGTGCAATGGTTTTGATGTTTTTCGTGGTGGGTAAGTTGGAAGTGTTGTGAGAGGAGGTGAGGAATATGGATGATAACATGAAAAGAAAGGTATCTTTAAATCATTACTTTTCTAAAAAAATCATGGAAATGTTTGCCGAGGGAGTGCCAAAAGATAAGAATTTTTTAGGCGAAGAAAAGATATCGTATGAGGAAGCAATATCTGTTCTTGAACATACGATATCGGAAGTTGGGAAAAACTGTTTTATTTTGAAATAAAAACTTCATAACACTCATTATGTTCCAATTTTGTTTCAAAAAGTGCGAAAGAGTTCAATGCAGTAAAAAGATCTTGTGAGGCGTTATCGGGCAGAACTCGTCCGCAATTTGGACATGAGACATATTCAGGATGTCGCACACCTTCTTTTATTTCAAAAGAAGCGTTACAGGCACACACAATTTTAACAACCATATAATCTTCTCCCTTCTTTTGTATTCCAGATGCCAGTCTGGTACTTACATTATAAGGAGATTGGGATTATTTTACAAGAAAGAAGGTGAAAGAATCATGAACGCTTTAAATTGGACACCAGCCGAGGTTGAAAGTCTGACCATGGACGCGTTGGAGAGGGCATTCGATGCCGGTAATTTAGATCCATTGGTGGTAAATAATGGACATGTTGTCGACTTTGAAAACGCAGAAACCCCAGGAGCGGCAACTCCCAGGGATTCAAGGTAACTCGTAAATATTATTCATCCCTATTATAAGGGATTCACAGGAGGATTGCAACAATGTCTATGAAAATCAATCAATTGGAGATTGAGAATGTAAAACGAATTAAGGCTGTAAAGATTGAACCATCAGCAAACGGCCTGACTATTATTGGAGGCAGAAACAACCAGGGAAAGACCTCTGTACTGGATTCCATTGCCTGGGTGCTTGGTGGGGACAAGTTTCGCCCCTCACAGGCACAACGTGACCAATCAGTGATTCCGCCAAACCTTAAGATTACCATGAGCAACGGTCTTGTGGTTGAGCGGAAAGGAAAGAACAGCGCCCTGAAGGTAACGGATCCGAATGGCGAGAAGGGTGGACAGCAGCTCCTTAATGATTTTGTAGAGCAGTTCGCATTAAACCTTCCGAAGTTCATGGAATCCACCTCAAAAGAGAAAGCCCAGATCCTACTTAAGATCATTGGAGTAGGAGACAGGCTCCTTACATTAGAACGGGAGGAGCAGGAAAAGTACAATGAGCGTCTTACCATTGGGCGTATTGCAGATCAAAAAGAAAAGTATGCAAAGGAGCAGCCGGCCTATAACGATGCACCAGTGGAGCTGGTGTCTGCCTCTGAGCTCATTAAAAAGCAACAGGACATCCTGGCTCAAAACGGCGAGAACCAGAGAAAGCGGGAGCGACTCCACCAGTTAGAACAGGAAGACCAAAGACTTATGGAGCAGATCCAGGAGCTCCTGAAGAAACAGGAAGCAGTTCGGGCAGATCTTTCCATTGCCAGAATGGATGCGAAGGATCTGGAGGATCAGTCTACCGCTGAACTGGAGCGCAGCATTTCTGATATTGAAGAGATCAACCGAAAGGTGCGGGCAAACCTTGATAAAGAGAAAGCGGAAGACGATGCCAGAGAATACCGCAGGCAGTATGACCAGCTTTCGAAGCAGCTTGATGAAACCCGTGACGCTAAAAATAAGCTTCTTAATTCAGCGGAGCTTCCCCTCCCGGAACTTTCTATCAAAGAAGGAGAACTGGTTTATAAAGGTCAGCAGTGGGACAATATGTCAGGCTCCGACCGGCTTAAGGTATCCACGGCTATCGTTCGGAAGTTGAATCCAGAGTGCGGTTTTGTCCTCCTTGATAAGTTGGAGCAGATGGACCTTGAAGTACTTAAGGAGTTTGGTGAATGGCTGGAAGCGGAAGGACTGCAGGCCATCGCTACCAGGGTAAGCACTGGGGAAGAGTGCAGTATTGTAATTGAAGATGGGTATGTGGCAGGTCAGGAGCACCCGCTCATGGAAGATAAGAAGACAGGATGGAAGGAAGGAGTATTTTAATGCAGATTATTAAAGGAAAGTTGCCAGGGGCGAAGAAGACCGTTGTGTACGGTCCCGAGGGAATTGGCAAGTCAACTTTTGCTGCACGGTTTCCGGATCCGGTATTTATTGATACCGAGGGAAGCACCAAGGATATGGACGTGGCAAGGCTTCCGGAGCCTAGCAGCTGGACCATGATTTTGAATCAGGTTTCAGATGTGATTAAGACACCCAATGTCTGCAAAACTTTAATTGTCGATACGGCAGACTGGGCTGAAACGCTTTGCACTACCAGTGTTTGTACGAAGAATCAGAAAAGCAGCATTGAGGATTTTGGCTATGGAAAAGGTTATACATATATTCAGGAGGAGTTTGGAAAGCTTTTAAATCTTCTTACTGATGTGACAAAAGTCGGGATTAATGTGGTTTTAACAGCTCATGCAAAAATGAGAAAGTTTGAGCAACCGGATGAAATGGGAGCTTATGACCGTTGGGAAATGAAGCTGAGCAAAGGTGTAGCGCCTATGGTGAAGGAATGGGCAGATATGGTCCTGTTCTGTAACTATAAGACAATGGTAGTCAACGTGGACGGTCAGGGTGCTCAGAAAGGAAAGAACAAAGCTCAGGGCGGCAGACGCGTTATGTACACAACCCATCACTCCTGTTGGGATGCCAAAAACCGCTATGGGCTTCCTGACGAAGTACCATTTGAATACGATTCGATTCGCCACATCATAGAAAGTTCCGTTGCGGGAAATCCCGTTTCGGAAGAAAAAAAGACCACTCCACCAGTTACTCAGCCGAAGCAGGAGGACTCTGGGAGTACTGTCAGCCAGAGCCGAGAAGAGCCTCCAAAGGAAGAGAAAGCAGCTCCACCGGTGGATACAAAGTCAGAGTCTATAAATCCACCAGAAGTGAAGGTAGACGAACGGATTCCGAAAGCCCTTCGCGATCTGATGATTCGTAACGGGGTAGATGAGTGGGATATTCAGAATGTAGTTGCTGCAAGGGGATACTTCCCTGCAGATATGAAAGTGGCTGATTATCCGCAGGATTTTATAGCTGGAGTGCTTGTGGGCGCTTGGGAACAGGTCTATGGAATGGTTAAAGAAATGAAAGAAACCGACAGCTTGGTATTTAATTAGAGGAGGATATAACAGATGGCAGATTATGAAGCAAAAGAATTAGGCTGGGATGATGAAGTAGAAAAAGGCGAAGGAGGCGGGGACTTTGTCCTCCTTCCTCCTGGAGATTATGAGTTTACAGTGGAATCATTCGAACGGGCCAGACACCCAGGTGGTGATAAATCTCCAGAGTGTAACAAAGCTATTTTAAAGCTGAGAATCGACACGCAGGAGGGAACAACTCTCCTTACAGAGAACTTACTTCTTTACGATAAGATGCAGTGGAAAATTGCACAGTTCTTCCTTTGTATAGGTGAAAAAGAAATTGAGGGCAAAGTCAGAATGAACTGGCCATCAGTCCCCGGAGCGAAAGGGAAAGCTACGATCGAGGTGACGCCTGGAAGAGATGATCCAAATAAGAAGTTTAATCATGTGAAGAGATATCTTCCATACGAACCTAAAAAATTTGAGGCAGGGAAGTTTTAATTATGGAACTTAGACCATATCAGTCAGAGGCAAAGGCTGCAATCTTTGAAGAATGGGACAAGGGCGTCAAGCGGACGCTCCTAGTCCTCCCTACGGGGTGTGGTAAAACTATCGTATTTGCAAAAGTAACAGAGGATTGTGTACGCAGGGGAAATCGGGTGCTCATTATGGCGCACCGAGGGGAACTCTTGGATCAGGCTGCCGATAAGATCGGGAAAGCCACAGGGCTTGGGTGCGCGACTGAAAAGGCAGAAGAAACCTGTCTGGGGAGTTGGTTCCGGGTTGTGGTTGGATCCGTGCAAAGCTTAACTAGAGAAAAGAGACTAAAACAATTCCCTATAGATTACTTTGACACCATTATCATTGATGAAGCACATCATTGTCTATCTGACAGTTATCAAAAGATCTTAGATTATTTCAAAGAAGCCAATATTTTAGGCGTAACAGCGACACCGGATCGTGGTGATATGCGAAACCTGGGGGAATGCTTTGACAGTCTGGCTTATGAGTATACACTTCCAAAAGCAATTAAAGCCGGCTACCTCTCCCCGATCAAAGCCCTGACCCTTCCTCTTAAGCTGGATTTATCAGCAGTGGGAATGCAGTCGGGAGACTTTAAATCCGGAGATATTGCTACTGCATTGGATCCGTACCTGTATCAGATTGCCGATGAAATGGAAAAGCACTGCAAGGATCGGAAAACGGTTGTATTTCTTCCTCTTGTCAAAACAAGCCAGAAATTCAGGGACATTCTAAATAACAAAGGTTTTAAGGCTGCAGAGGTAAACGGAGACAGCAAGGATCGTGCCGAGGTATTGGCAGCCTATGAGCGGGGAGATTATAACGTTCTGTGTAATTCCATGTTACTTACAGAAGGGTGGGACTG